ATCTACATTTTCTGACGGAGTAGGTACAGACCCGCTAGGCCTGCACGATAATATAAAAAAACTTCCTGTAAAAAAATCTGGATAAGGAGAACCTGACATTCCAAATCCATCGCTGGCATCTGTGTCATTTGGTTCTGGCGTAGCTCCTGTTCCGTAATTATTAAATGTATTGTCTCCATTTGGGTGAGTGGTTATAGTTTGCATATTATTGTGGCCTGGACCCGTTGTCCCGTTTCCAAATTCAGTAAAATCTCCAGCTATTGAGGCAGTAAGTATTATTTCTCTGCCGTATGTATTTGTCCCTCCTCTATGAATCTGATGAGATGCGCTTATTCTTAATATCCTTCCAGTATCTAGATTTACACCCATATTTACGTCGTTATTAACTGATCCTGACTCAAACGAACTATTTATTCCGTTAACTATTGCATTGGCAAAATTAGTCATTGAAGAAGTTATTGCTCCGTGCATTGAAATTGTTGGGTAAGTTGCTGTTGAAGCTGAAGTCATACTAAACTTTACCCTTGTTCCTAAAGGATCTTTTAATACAAACCCAACAGATTCTGAAGGCTGCCTAAGTACCGCAGGATTAGCAGATATTTGTTGTAAATTTATACTATGATTATTTGTAATTTTTCCAAACCTTTGAAAATCACTATGCTCGTTTGGTCTAAATACAAAATTTGCTCCGGCTCTTTCATCCCAATTACTGCCTAATGTAGATGTATCTGATTTAACTAGATGACCAGAATATTGTAATCCTAGCGCTGAATAAGCTCCTCCAGGATATTCTGGGCCAAAAGGATTAATCATTTTCAGTTGATTAGGGTAAGCGCCTCCAGAAGCAATAAGGTGATTGTTAACATTTGTTATTGTTGCAGGAGTGTTTGCTCCAATAGGCACATATATTACCTTTGGGCTAGTTGTATTTGGATTTGATGGAAAGCCGTTCCAACTACTTCCAGTAATAACTACAGTTAAGACATCTGAAGTTGTTGTTCCAAATTGAAATGAAGAAGAATTTCCTGTTCCTCCATTAGACGCCGGAGTATTGTGAAAATTAGAAAAAGAAAATCTAATAGACCCTGTTTCAGCTGAGGCTGTCATAACTACATCGGCTTTTATCCTAAACAATTGCTTGGCTGCCGACGCAGCAAAATTTCTTTGGTTAAATAATAATGTTGCTTGCTCTGTTAATCCTGCTGTTTGATTATACATTACAAGGTCAAAAGGAAATTTACTTTTTTGGTATCCACTTTCTATAGTTGCGTCTTCATGATAGCCTTGACCAGTCGTTAAAATATAATTAAATAATCCGTCCGTGTTTGATTGGGATGGTGGTAAATGAGCCCACATAGAAACCGCAAAGTCTTCATCTTTTCTAAAATCTATATTATTGTGTTTTTTAGCGTAAAAGTAACTAAATTTACTATTATCATAAATATTTCCTGCTTGGCCAGTAAACATTGCCGAAGATCCGTGTTTTGCAGTAGAACTTCCAGTTGTAATAAATACTGTTTGGCCAATTGTTTTTGTTTGGTATCTGGATCCATCTTTTAATCCAACAAAGAAACTAGGACAATGTCCTGAAACGTGAGGTTGATGGTATTTGTATAGCTCATTAAAGCCCCAATATCCAACAAGACTTCCAGTTGTTGAATGATAAGTTTTTAACGCGTTTGTTAATCCAGCGGCATTATAATCATATAGGTTACCAAACCCATCTTCTCTTAATTCTATTGTTCCGCTTAGTATTTTTAACGATGGATTATCTTGGTCGAAGTTAACATCGTTTTCTTGTAATTTATCACCAAACAATTGTTGAGGTATAGATATAACTTGAGCCGAGCTATTTAGCTCTCTATACTCATTTCGAGTTGGTTCAACACAAAAAGATTTATCTAAATTAACATTAATAGCATGAGAGCCGTTATAATATAAATGGGCTAAAGAATCATGTATGCTTCTCTTAAAAAATCCGTTTGTTGTTTCTAACTCGGTATAAGTTGTGCCGGCATAAGATCCTGTTAAAAATTCATCATGTATTAGAATTCTTCCAGTTTCAGTATCCTTTAAAAAAGCATTTACATGCTGTGACTCATAACCAAAGACTTGATATTTTTCTAATCCCTGTTGGGAACCGGAAAAATTATCAATTTTTATCTCATGTTGTTTATGAGCAGTGTATTTTGTTCGGACAATGTTGTCCTTTCTAAACTTTTTAAATGTTGTAGACATGCCATCACTAACCTAGTATTCCAATTTTATTCTGATTAACGCCTCTCTATTATATGTTTTAAGTAAAGGCTTACTCAATTTTGCAACTGCCAATAATTCATTATTGTCGTTGTACATTCCTACAGTAGTTATATACACCTTAGGATCCTTAAAGAATGTTGGGTGGGTAAACGTACCTTGTGAGCCAGAAGTAAATGTTGGATTATTACTAAAGTTATATTCGTTATTTCTTAGTCTAATAAAATAATGGGATGCGTGTACGGTTTCTTTATTTCTAGCCGCAAAATACTTACCAGTTTTAATATGGTCAAACATATTTGTTGGGTTTGCGTTTGAAACTGTGACTGGAGTTGCACAATATGCAAAGGATTGAGATTCTACATTTAATCCAACTTCTCCATGTATTCCTTTAGTATCTAATATCATTACCCCATTATCTGGATAAAATAAACCATATTCTGTATATGGCGTTGTTCCGGCTGGACCGTTTGCTATTGTTCCACTTACTATTTTATAAACTTTTCCTGCTTCTGTTACAGTTCCATCTGATACAGATGAATCATCTATAAGCTTTATTTTTTGTTCTTCGTCTGTAGGAGGAGCACCTAATCCGTTTTGATACGCTTCATGCGCACCAGAAATATGCAATTCCCAATTTGCAGGATCTACTTTTTCTTTAAACCTATTTCTTTGAATATTTACAGCATGGAATTGTTCTAGATCAGCACTTAAAGATGAAGACCTATTTGTTAATGAAAACGCTGTATCGTCTGGGGCCAAAAGTAAATTAGCATATTGAGAATAAATAGCTTTTGAAGGACTAAATCCAACAGAAGCATATTGAGGTTGTTGCGATCCTGAACCTTTATTGTGGCCATAAGTTACTGAAAATTGAACTTCTCTATCTGCATTTGTTGTGGCAGCTTCCCTATATACATCTATATAGTATTCTCCAGAACTTTGACTTTGTATAGACGATGAATGAAATTCTCCATTTGCCATTACACCGTCTTGATTAGACCACATTGCAGCAGTTATAGTATCGGTGTCTGCGCTTTCTACAATATCTGATCCATCAAATCTTTTATATATTGGTTGAAGTACAACCCTACTTGGTCTTCTTCTTACTTGTCTAACTCTAGGAAGATCTCTTTTTCGACCAACTCTTTCTATTTGATTTCTTCTAGGAGAACGACTAAATCTATCGCTATATTTTACCATGTTTTATCCCTTAGTATACTGCTCGCTCTAATATATTAGAACTTAAATTTTCTTTATTAACTGTTAATGATATTGTTTGTACTCCGCCAGTTTCATTACCAATAATAGTTATTGTTGCAGTTTTTGTCTCAATTGGCTGAGGTTTTGCAACTATTTGGAATCTTCTACCAACAACTGAAACGGATTTTGTAGAATCTCCAGCAAAATCAGCTACCGTAGGATTAAATCTTGAATCTATTTCTCCTCCAGGAGCAACATTTAAGTATGCTACGTCTGTGTCTGAAAGTATAGCAGTATATCCATAAGTATTGTTTCCACCTGCAAAATTAACGGTTGTTGGAGTGATTATTGATTCTTGACCGCCGACAGTAAGAGTTATTGCCGATGGTTGTACTGATAATACTGGCATTCTTGCTACATTTTTAGGTAACGTAACAAGTTTATATTTCATAACTTGAGTTTCATCGGGTACTGCTTCTACCAATGGTAAAGCTTCAATAGCTTGCCCATAGTAATTAGATCCTAAAGAATGATTAACATCCCAAAGATTGTAATCTATTTCGTCATCTGCCAATGCAAATTGTGTTATATTAAAAAATTCAGATCCTTGAGCCAAAAGCTCTCTTCCTTTTTTAGTTAATATTGCATCTACTGTTATTGTTGTTTTATCTAAATATCCCATTTTATTACTCCTTGCATTTTTACTCGTATATAAATATATCTTTTTTACAAAATTAGTTCATTAACTAAGGCTAGTTTATAATTAACCTCTAAACCTTCCAGTTCTAGTACTAGGTCTAGCGGCAACTCGCCCAGAACCTCTTAACGGGCTAGTTCTTATTGTTTCTCTACTTCTACCGCTTCCATCTCCAGAAGTAAGTACTCTTCCATCTGCTGAATCATCTGCAGCAACATATTTGTATGGGCTTATTTCATTGTATTCAACAACTGGTCCTCCATCTATAGTTTGAGAAGATTCCATATTAAAATCTGATCCTACAAGTTTACAACCATTATAATATACGTTATGTATCGCAGTAGCTTTATAGTCTTGAAATTCTGCAGGTTCAGTTAAAAGAGAGCCAGAAAAAACCTTTATGCCTGATCCACTTGTTCTTGATCCTATATAATTGTCTGCCTTGCCTGAGGTTATATCTGATTCTGGAATGGGTAATCCTCTTGACTGACTAAAGGCTGTTGCATAATAAAATATTTGCTTTTTTCTTTCAAAAGATTTTCTACTACTACCTATAAATGGCATATGCACTTCACCACTATATTTTCTATTTAATCCCCATTTTTTGTGGCCGTCAGAAACTGAAAGGTCATTTGACGCCGTGTAGTTATCTAGAACATGAGACCCGTTAAATAAAGCAGTTACTTCAGCGCTAGGATGAATTAAATTTTCTTTATTTTGTATTAAAAATGTTTCATCTATATAATTTGTAACTGCAACCGTTTGCCCTAATCCATTGTGTAGATTTTTTATTTTATCATTAATTATAATATTATGATGGGGCTGGTTATGAATAATTGTACCTACCCCGTCTCTTTGCCAATAAGAGTTCCAAATTCTTGCACCGTTATTTCCGGTTGCTGAAACATTAGATAAGTCTACGGTGGTATAAATATACCTAGATCCTTCATATCTATGGTCATACAAGTGAATATAGTCCATACCTCCTTCTAATTCTCCAACAGCGGTATTTATTAATGCTAATTCTTTTTCTCTATTTGTTGATGGATGGTAATTTTTATTTATTTGGGTATTTTTATGTCCTGCCCCTGCTAGCATTTGAGCGCCATCTCTGCCAACTCTAGAAGAATTAACTTGTGGTTTTGCTCCATAAGATTCACTATAATAAGATCCAAGCTCGGTAGTGTTTCCACTTGCTGAAGCGATTCTTAAATTTATTTCTCCTTCAACCGATGTTTGTTGAAATTTGTTTGTGGCTCTATCTAAAAAGTTATAGCCAACTAAACTTGCACTAGGTTTTGCTACAACTTTTGGTCGCTCTAATCCATGCGGTTTTATTAATAAACCTACTTGAGAATTTGCTCTTGCTGGTAAAAGCTGTCTAACTGTTCTAAATAATGAATCATCAAAGTATTTTAATATATGTAAAAAATCAAAAAACGTAGGATTACCAGTATATTTTTGAAAATAACTTTCTCTTAATTGTTTTAAAGGAGTATATCTTTTTACATATTCATCACTTGGAGAACCAACATAATCATCATATAAAAATGGTCCAAATTCATGGGCAATATCTAATTCAATTTCATCCTGTGGAGAAAAATAAACTCCTAATCTATTTTCATCAATTGGATTTTTATCAGCAGAACTAAATTCTTTTTTGGCGTCTGAAGCAAGGTTGCCTTTAAGTTGATTGTCTTCTAGTCTAATCTTTTCAGAATATGGAGAAGGTCCAATATTTCTAGGACTAAGGGTGTAGTGTCTTTCTTCTACTTCTTCATATTGTGCTAAACCAGTATTACTAAAATTACTAAATGTTGCTTCAGTTTTTATTGGTCCAACAATTGCTCCTAAATTATTTAATAATACAAATCTAGTATTACTAACGTCTGGGTGAGATGATGAAACTATAGATCCATTAGAAAAATCTACTCTAAATAAATCACATCCTAGCGGCCATCTAGCTAGTAGTTCAGAGTAAGAAGCTGTTTCATTTGTTGAATTTGCTATTGTTCTTGGTGCACCAACATGGTGGTTAAAATAAGATTCAGTTAAGTGGTTATGATAAACTCGCCATTCCTGCATTGAACCAGAAAAAGTTTTTGTTTCATTTAATGAGACAAAAGAATCACCTAAAGTGTTTAGCCAAGTTGCAGATTCTCTATCTCCTCCTAAATATTGCCTAAGAGTACTTTCTGTTTCAGCAGTTGGGTAATTATCACTTGATCCAGATAGAGCTTTTCCCCAAGCAGCGTTTGATGTTTGACCGGCCTCCGTTGTTCCATCTGTTGTAAAGCTAGAAGATAAGTGATGAGATATTCTACCGTATTGACTAAAGTCTCCTTGTTTTTTACAAAATAAGTCGTATGTTAAATTTTGTCCGTGGTGATCGTTAATACTAACTGATTCTGTAAAAGCATAATCTTGGCTTAATTTATTAGCATCATATCTCATAAAAGCAACGTTCCACCAGTCTCCATCAAATATTGGAGCATATTTAGTAGAGGCTGTTACTGACGGCTGACCATGACTACCACTTAGTGCAAAAACTATTCTACCATACGGGCTGTCTGGTGGAGCTGATGAATTCATAGATCTTGTGTGTTCAGCTATAATAGCTAAACTTCCACTATGCGTATTCCATAAAACAGTGTTCTTTTTTAATTTTGAGTTTGCCTCTTTTCCTTGGTGGGATAAATCAGGAACCTTAAACCTAAATTCAACTGTATCCGGGTATCTAGCTGGACCTCTTGAAGCTGAAGCTACTGCCCATGGCGCTTCTAAATATGAACCTCCTGTTCCAGACGAGCTTTCTATTCTAAGTCCATAATTAAACCTATCGTATATTATTTTTGAATGCCTATTAGGCAATTTTTGTGGTCCACCATATTCATATATTTTAAGTATTGTTGATGGTAAACCATATAAGCTTGTTATTGCTCTAACACTTCTTTCTGTTCCTTTTGTTTTATATACGTGTGGTAAATTATTTAATATCCTTTTCCACAATTCTTTAGTAATTTCTTCCTTTGAAAAAGATTGACTTGCTTGAGAATTGTTTGCAAAAGTAACAGATTGACTAAAGTCTGCCGTATAGTTTATTGTGTTTCCACCATAGCTTCCAGATTCATCTGTACCCGTGGCATATGTCCATAACTCATCAAAGTCAAAACCTTGGTGAGGATACCATCCAAAAGATTCTAATACCGGTTGAACTAAATCTTTTGAAATTCCTTCAAATAAAGGATTTTCTCTATCGTGTATTTGTGTTAGCTCTTTTGTATAATGGTATATATAATCAAAATGCTGGGCTATCATGTCTATATATAATTGAAAATTAAAGTTTTCATTGTTTTCAAGTATATGGGATGGAATTAATTTTCTTAAACTATTTTCGTTTTGAACGTCGTATAAAGAAGCAGAATATATTGCTCCTCTTTGGTAATATAATTCTTCTCCTGCATTGATACTTCCATACCAATCTTTAGCTATAGTAGAATCAACCTTGGCTAACGTATATGGTTCTATTGCCGATGTTTTAGGCCAAGTTAACGGCCAAAAGTGTCCATAATTAGAATGGTTATGTGACGCTGATTCGTAGTATAAGTGTTGTTCAAACTCATCAAAAGTACTTATTACATCTGATTGTAAATTTGTAAACTTTGTTACGTTTGACTGATAATATACCGACGAAGATGCTCCTGATCCAGCTAGACCTGTTAGGTTTGAAGATAAAGAAGCAATAGAAGATGAATAAGATTCTATTTGTCTAAGTTTATATTTAAAGTTTTCTAATCTTTCAAAGGCACTACCAAAATGTATTAAGTTAGAAAAGTCTGTTCCTTCTATATTAAAGTCAAAATTAAGTTCTACCTCTCCTAAACTACCAGTTCTTCTAGATATTCTATCTAAAATTTTATTTCTAACTGTTGGCTGCGTTGAAACCAATTCATCTAAATTTTTCCAGCCTGTTGGAGATGGAGTGTCGTATGATACATCTAAAGTAAAATCTGCGGCTGCTAATAAATTTGGCCTTTCTGAAGGTGGGGTGTACTCAACTAGTATTGGTTCAATTATAGATTCTATTACAGCTTTTACAATCCATAGTTCATCTTTTTCTTCGATGTTATCTGGTAATGGTTCGTATAATTTTACAACAAGTGAATGAGGCGATTCTGGATAAGCCTTATAATCAACCAACCAGTTAATTGCCAATAGCGCGTTGTTTTCACCAAAGTTTAGTCTAATGTCTCTAAAAAAATCTACTTCTATATCAATTAAATCTGGGTTTTGATCTCTTCGGCCAAATGCTAAAAATTCTTCTGCTAATGCATTATTTTCTGGGTCTAAAAGCCTTAGTCTTATTTCTTGTCTACTGTTGGAAATTTCGTCTATTATTAGAGTATTTGAATTACTACCAACAATGTTTCTAAAGAAATTATATTGTAAATTAAATCTACCAGATCTATAACCTAAATTTCGTATATCATTGTGTATATCTAATTTAATAGTTGGAGATTGGTTTTGAGTATCTTCTTGGTTAACTGACCAACTAGAAACATTATAAGAGCTTTCAATTACATTGTCGCCACTTAATACATGCAATTCAACATAGTCATCAAATAGGCCTGTACCAAAATTAGTAAATATAGGCCTGCTTTTAATAAGCTTGATGTCTTTAGGATCGTATGTAGTTATTCTAGTTGCCATTGTTTAAAGCTCCTGGTCTTTGTATGTTATTTTATCTACTTCATTTGTCCCTTGAAAAGTAAATCCTGTTGCTTGTTTGTGCGATTCATATTCAGACACACTTGAAAATTTAATATTTGGTTTTCCTGCTTCTAGAAAGAATATTAAAGAAGATTTATCTTGAAAATATTTTCCAATTGCCCTTGACCTAGACCTATTTGCGCTTGATTGTGAAATTGAACTAGCTTTAGAAATCAACGTTTTGGCTGGATTAGATGACTTAGGTAAATCTTTTCCAGCATAAAAGTTTGGTTCTTGATTAGATTCTACCCATTGGTTTCCATTCCATTCTGCTAAAAACCATCTGCCATCTTCTGGATCAAAATCAAAATAGTCATCAAACTGGCTAAACTGTTCGTCGTGGTCGGTGTCTCTTACAAGCGCTCCAGTTGGTAATCCATTATCATCTAATTCTCTCAACAATCCTCCAATAGGATTTAAAAATAATGTTTGACTAAAAACGCTTCCTTTTTCATTAGAAACTTCACAAGTATATCTACCCCTCTGTTGTAATTGAACATTATATAATCTTAGCACTGGTTCATTTCCAATTACTGATCCGTTTGCTGTTCCTATTCCGTCAGCTGTAAATCTCCAAGTAAACGTTAACCCATCGTTTATTCTTTGTCCATCATCATCTATAAAACTATACGCATCTGTCCAAAAAGATACATTATTGTTTGATGGTAGTTGATAACTTGGTTCTCCTATTTCAGGTAAACTTTGAATAGTATATCCATCCGACCTAGAACCATCTAAAAGCCCATATCCAGGATAGCATTGTACTCCTATTATTGTTGGAGCTTTATTTGGTCCATCTAGTGGTTTTGGTTGTACTGCTAATTCCGATATTTCTGTATTAACAATTCTTTCAAAATTTGCCTGATCAAATACAAATCTAGCATTTGCAACAACCATTCTTTCGCCTAAATCTTCACTATCTTCTGTTGAAATTATTATTCCAACAGAGGTTCTTTTTACTTTTTCAGTTGGAGATTGTATATTACCATCTTCGTCTCCTTCGTCTGACGCTATTCTATTTTTATTTGCTGGTTTTATAGATATAGAACCTAAAGAATAATCAAAATCTTCTCTTAAAGAATATTCTTCTCTACTTTCTTGTGAAGATTCTATTTTACAGGCTCTTGCAAAAGGAGTATATAATTCTTCTATTACTTCAAACCTATCATCAGTGTTGGGCTTTTTTCTAACTATTTTTCTTGGAGCATACTTATTTCCTCTAGGAACTATTGGAAACCTTGGAAACTTTTTTGCGCTATTTCTTCTACTAATATTAGATCGCTTTGCACTGGTGTTTCTTTTATTTGATTTACTGTATGCCATTATTTAGTCACCTTAAATACGTAATCATTATCAAATATTGATTGGCTTGTTGGATAGTTATAATCTCCACCAACGGTTTTAAATACAAACTTATATCTTCTTTCAGGATAAAATTGATCCATCCATAAATTAAAGTAATTTCCAGTATTGTCTGCTGAAATCATTGTTCCTGGATTATCAAATGGTATGACTACTTCGTCTGTTACATAGTCTCTAATAGAATAAAAAGATTGAGAAGCTAATACCATATTTGTTAATGCAGCAGAAACTGTGCTATATGTTTTTGCTGGAAATTTTTCTCTTACAACTAAATTAAACCTTTCTCTAGAATTTCTTTCGTAAGCAGATTTTAAATTTTTAACATCAACAATACTCTCGGTTTGAGTTGTATCTAGATTTGATAGTGTTGATGAAACTACAGCATCTTTCCAAATAACTTCTAATTTAGGTTGATATACAGTATGAGTATCAGTAGAAAAAAACTGTAGACTACCATAAGGTTTTCCATTTCTTTCTTCATCAGCAGAACCACCATGAGATCCGCTTCTAAGAATAATAAACCCGTCATTTTCATATGTACTGGCCATCCAACCTTTTACTATTGTTGTAACGTCTAATCTAACGTCTGTTTGTTCGTAATTAAATGATTGTGTTGATTCATGGTTGTGGTCATACCAAGTTCCGCCTCCAACAGTAGTTGAATATGATCCTGTAGAACCAGCAGCTATATTACTAGAACTTGCCCATTGCGTACCAACATATTTTTCTCCATCTTTAAACTTCCAACTGGCTCCTTCTTTGTCGTGTGACGTTGCACCATTAGATACTTGATCGATACGTCTTCCTTTTCCCATTAACCAAGATCCGCTTACTGGATATGCCTGTATGCCATATTGGTAATTTATTGAAGATGCCCTTAATGTGTATAAATTAAGCATAAACTTCGGTGTAGTAAGTGATGGATATGTTCCTATTACTCCAGCAGCAACTGATGCAGAAACATCCGTTATATCAAAGGACATAAGTATTCTAGAGTTAAACGTATTTGACGTATTAGACGCTGAAACTATTTTTTGTATTTCTATAACTTCATCTATTCCAGTATTTATACTTTCAGTTGCCTCGTATAAGGTTGTATCTCTATTTGCCTTTATTGAGTATATCATGTTTTATCTCCTAGTAACTTACAACCTTACCTCTAATATCTTTGTCTGGAAACTTGACTTCAAATATTGCTGGGTCTTGTGATGGGTAAATAATTTTATTTTTTGTGGCGGAAGGAATATCATAAAAATTTCCAGAATATCCTGACTTTCTATCATATTTACAGTGAAATTGTAAATCTACCACTGTTTGTACTCCTTCTACTTTATCTAGTTCTGTTGCTACGTTTCCAGTAAATATTGGCTCATTAAATTGCCATTTGTCTATATCAAATAATTGCTTAAGCCTAATTATACATCTAGCTAAAACTTCTTTTCCTTGATAACCTGGCAAGGGTACTATTGAAAAATCTATTCCTAAATTTATTACAAAACCATTTTTTATATTAATTGCATCTGTTAACATTCTAAATTTACTTAAATAATTTCTTAAGTTTTCTTTTGTCACAATATTTAAGTTTGTCAATTGCTTTCCAGAATTATATCCTAATACATAGCAATTTATTGCTAACGGGTTTTCTACAGTTCCTGCAGATTTTTCATTTTCTTGTTCATCTTGTACTAGGTATGCTTTTGAAACATTGCCAAATCTAGGTGGTAATGAGTATATTCGTGAAACAAAATCTTCTCTAGTTACAGCTCTATTTTGAGCAGCAAAAAATGCTATTGCGTTTTGCCTAATTTCTTCATTTGTTTCTGCCGATTTTCCACCACTAGCAGGTCTTGGGTTATTTACTGCAACAGATCCTTGAACAAAATTAATTGTAGGCACCGTTAATCCATCGTTATCTAAAGAAAAAGATATTGAATCAACTTCAGTTATTGTTCCTGCTCTAACATTCGCTGAAATTCCTCCTCCAACAAGATACTTTATAGTTAAATCTGTATTTGCAGGCGCTTGTCCATATGCTCTGGTAAACATTGTATTGGATGGATCCCATGCATTATCTATTTGTGAAACATTACCATAAGGCAAGGCTAATCCTACATTATCTGGGTTAGGCACTATAAGTTCGTCTGCTTCTCCAGAGTTTCCAGCCCCAAACAGCAATTCAGTTGTCATGTCTGGCCTAACATTTGTTACAAATCTTCTTCCAGTTCTTCTTAATTTTAATAAATAAGGGGTTTCAGCATTAAATTGAGAAAGTTCGTCGTCTTGTAAGGCAGTATTTTGTACTTCAACAAAGGCTGTTTCTTGAGCTAAATAATCTACCTCATAATATTTGTTGCCGTCAGAATCGTTTACGCTAAGTATTTCT